GTATCACGGTCAACAATATAAAATACTGTACCATCTTCGTACTGACTGTAAGCGCCGATATCTCGTTCAATAGAAACAATATTAATATTTTCTGCATCTTGATTCACATAACGGAAATCATCTACTCCGTCTGACGTAATATACGACTTTTGGAAAATAAACTTTTCATTAGTATTTTCTAATTCGTTAACAATTTGGTCAAAGACATCTATGTCATCAACAATTCCGTCATCGTCTGAATCAAAGAAACTAATTTGTATTTTCTTTGTGTCAACATAACCTTCTTTGTCTCTAAACTCTTCAACAACCTGCCAATCATAATCTATAGTAAACGGTAATGTACTGTCCGGTTGTGTATTAATAGACATAACTTGAATTTTGTCTTTAACAATTTTTCCTGTTTTGTTATTGTAGATTGCATCAGAAGAATCATAATAGAATTTAATTTCTTCATCACTTTCGAACACATAACGAAGGCCGCGATATGTCATAGTATAGCTTTCGCCATTTGTTTGGAACAATATTAACCAACTTGCATCAAGGTTTTGATTACTAATATCGCCTGCTTTGCCAGTAGAAAAATTGCTAGCAAGATCTATATTAGTATTTGTAACTAGTCTCCAGCGTCTTGTTGCTACGTCATATCTCAATCCAAAAGTATTATACGAGAATGTTTGGTCAACGATTTGTGTTTTTACGCTATCCGTTATGCTTGTAGAAAGCTTTGGTCTTACTTCTGACAAAATAGCACCGGTTGGAATTATGTCATTAAACGCAACCGGGCCGGTGCCGTTTTCGTCTACTGTAATGCCGCGTCCTTCGACGCTAACTACTTTAGTCCATTTGTAGAGACGTGCGCCCGACGTAGTTCCGTCACCTTGTAACATTTCTCCTTTGGCATTAAAATAAAAACCAGAAGGTGGTACAAATTTACACAATGTTCCTGCTTCGATGTTCTTCAAGCTATTAGCAGTAAATGATCCAACTGTGTACGGAACATCGTCAACGTCTTTAAAATATCCTGTTGAGCGATTTGTTTCGCTAGTAGATTGTTCCCAAGTTGCTGCTAAGTCAAACGTAAATATCTTTGGAAAATTACTGTAATAAAAATTAAGCATCTTGCGACTTTTGATAAGCGGCTCGATTGTGTTAAGAATAATTCCTTCAATATCAGTCTGTGTTGCAAATGTAAATGTTTGCTTTTCTTTAAGTGGCTGTTTAAAAATAACACCATCGATTCCATAAAGGTTAACTGATGAATATTTTCCTGAGGTATCTATTAAGTCAAAGTAACGGCTAATACCGCTTGACGTCCTGTTAACTGATTTTACTTTAACAACTTCCTGACTAACACTCAGAGGAGCAACATTGTAGTCTTCTCCTGTAATCATTCTGTTTTGAGTGTAATATGTCGACGGAGCGTTGTTTTTAATGCTCTGACTTGTTTCTGTAGTCGTACCGTTGTCAACAACAGCACGTAAAGACATTGTAATGATTAAATTTTCAACTGTTCCATTTCTGCCTAAATAAGGTACAGATACTGTTATACCTTGCATGTCAGATGTTTGAATTACTACCTGACGGTTTGCAGAAGTACGGTAATAAATTCTGTATGTCCCTTTTGGTAGATCTCCAAAAACTCCATCCGAGAAAATTAAGTTAATTCTATCGTCTGCTCTTGTTAGTACAGAATAAATATTACGAATGTTTTTGTTTAAAGAATTGTAGATAACATTGTTACCTTCAACAGATTCTACTTTAGTCCAGTAATCTGATTCATTTCCTTGATCATCTATTTTGTAAAGCCAAACATCTGTGTTGTTTACATTTGACGAATTGATATCGATTACTTGGTTCGGAACAGGACTGTCAATGTTAAACGTTCCGTTCTCTAATGTACCTTGGCGGAAGTGCGCAAAGAATCCTGTATTAGAAGATCCTGCGCCTCTGCCGTCGTCGCGATATAAACAAGCAAGACTGTTTGCTCTTAAAGGAATTTCTTCTTCTATTGCACCATCATTAATGTCTGTTGAAACAATCTCAAATGTTGTTGATACACCTTCGACTGATTTGTTAAATTTGTAAACTGGCACGTCTGTGTTAATAGCGTTAAATCTGTACTGCTCAGTAGGAATTCCTGCTACAGTATCTTTTTTAACAGGACGCCCAAATGTTCCATTAACCGGAAGTGCAGCATTCATTACTTTTGTAAACTGTTCAAACCAATCTGTGTTGCTAGGATCATTCCAAAAAATTGCCTTACCGGCTAAGTCTCTATTATTAGAATCTACAATAGATTCTGTTGTTGTTAAAGAGTTGAATTTAAGTAACCCGTTTGCTGCTTGGTTTCTCTTAACGTTATATGAAAGCAACCGTGCAAGGCGCAACACAGACTCACGTCTGTCCGCTAGTTCAAGAAAGTTTTCACGAGCGTTTAAATCAATTCTAAAGGAAAGGTTTTGTCCAAGGAACGCAATCAAATCAATAAGCGCAAGGTATTCCGAGCTTTCAATATAGTCATTGAAATCTTCCGGATAGTTCTCTCGCAAGTAATTAATCATTGTACGGCGAAGGTTATCAAAGTCATAACTTTGAAAGTCTGCGTTCTTAAATGATTGGTAAACTCGCTTCCAGTCCTCTGCTACTAGAAGACGATTTTGACGATCGGTAGCTGACATATACACGTTCCTTTGTTATAATGTATTTATTCATCTAGGAAATGTGCGTAGTTAAAAGTTAACCAATTAAGCTATTATTTTGATCAAATCTTAGCTGCATTGATTCAGAAATATTATAAGGCAAATATGTTAGATCGCATTCAATTTGAATCCCTGATTCGTACGAATCTACAGTAACTTGATTGACTACAATTCTAGGATCATAGTTAACAATTGTAGTTACATTGGTTGCTATTGCTTCTTTTAAGTCGTCAGTTAACGGTTCAAAAATTACATCCCATATAATAGTACCAAAGTTAGGATTTTCCAGTTTCTCTCCTTGGCGTATATGAAAGTGGTTAATCAAATCTTGTTTAATTAATTCCAAGTCATAAAGGCGAAAGTTTTTACGATCGTTATCTACAGTACTAGTGCCGCGATAGGCTCTACTAGAAATAACTTCGGTTTTTTGTCTCGGTCCCGAAACTGAAACTCGTTTGATTAGATTTTTTTCAATAGCTGTCATAGTAATATTTATCACCTAGCTCTATTGCGAACAAACGTTTGTCCTTGCGGTGCAGTTGTTGGTTTTGACGTACCTGTAAACCAAGTCGTTTGGTCGCTTGCAAACAAAGGTACGTCTGCGTCAGCTGGTACTTTCCAATTTCTTCTTAACGACAAGAAACGCATGCCTACTCTCGAAGAACGGCTTAACGAGATGGTAGTTTCGTTTACACCGCCATTTATATTTCCAGCTAAGATAGTAACAGTATTTGCGCCCGGATCAATCTTTCTTACAAAGCCGACAATTCCGACAGGTGCAGAACTTTTAAATATAGCAAGATCATTTCTTCTAATATCACCTAGCATGTTAAAGTTTACAGACTTTCCATAAGAAGCATATGCAGATGCGCTAATTGTTTCAATATAAGGTAATCCTGCATATTTTAGAACGTAATTTACAAAAGGTGCATTCCAATTAAGAATGCCTTCGTTGCCATCGCTGTCATTACTACGGCCACTTAATCCAAATGCTTCGGCATGTAACGGATTAGCCGGAGATCCCTGAGATGCCCAATTTTTCGATGCAGCACTAGATATAGACGATTCGAGTCTGTTGTATGCATCCTCTTCGGGAGCATCGCTATCAGGATTCACATTAGCAAAACTTTTAACTAATTTTTTAAAATTGCCGTCATTGTTTTTGCCACCTATAGCATCATCAAATCCAAAGCCTACGTCAAGTAATTTACTAAATTGCCCTAGTCCTTCTGAGCTTAAGAAGTCGTCTGCTGTTTGTTGCAATTGACCAACTAATTGACCTAGCGGACCGTATGATCCACTTGTAATTGCATCTGGCAAGGAAAGGTTGTTGATCGAATCCATCGGTAACACATCAAGCAAGTCGAACTTTCCTAACAATGGTCCAAAAGTTCCATTTCCTGCTGAACTAATCAATTCTGTAAGTTGCGGAGTTCCTAACAATTCTGACAAATTAGTAGTAATGTCCGCAAATTCAACACTGCTCATTTTTTTAACTACGTCTAATGCTCCACTAGACGATATCAAGCTTTGAACATCGATTGTTTGCTTTAGAATATCATTGCCTAAAGAGTTAATAAGGTCAGCAGGATTAGCAAGTTCGGATATTTCTTCCTCGCCTATATCTTCTAATTTTTTCTTGTATTCTTCTGCAATATTAGTTAATAGTAATTCGATAACTGATGGCTTGTTTAATAACTCTACTGATTGCTGTTTAGTAAGTTTAGCAATCGAGTTAACTTCAGTGTTTAATAATTCTGCAATTTGTTCATCTGTTAATCCTGTAAAATCTAACATTATTGCTGTAATCCTCTTCTTGATGCTTGGTCAACCCATCTTAATTTATTAACACTTCGGCCTCCTGAGCCCCACACTACTAAATTAGGACCACGAAGGTCAATATGCATTCTAGTAGGTCCCATATAGCTAGCAGAGTGTCCGATACCGCGGCATCCGTAAAAAACACAATATGTAATAAATTCAGCTATCTTTGCTTTCCCGGCTGCGTTATTTGAGTTTTGTATTTGTCCATTTACATATATGTCAAGGTCCGCAGCCCATCCATTGTCGTGTCTAGTACTCACAACGCGACGGGTTCCTCTGCCTTTTTGATCTTGACCGCCTGAAAATATTTGTACTTCTGACAGACCGCAATCCCTAGCAGCTCTATTAAGTACATTACGCAAATTAGGATTAATCGGCTTATTGCGAGTTTTGTAGTGTTTACCTACATGCGGTTCTGTTACTACATTAGGAGCACCGCCCGATCCGGGAGCAAATCCGCCAGGCATAACAGGCACCTCTGCTCCTGTCGCCGCGCCGCCACCGGAACCTGCAACGGTCCTTCTGCCTTTTGAATCAACTTGTGCAATAACTGTAGTCGAGCCGCCTTTAAATTCAAAGTTGTTTAAGACCTGGTTTAAAAATGAAACTGCAAGCTGTTGTCTTTTTTCTCTATGAGCGCCAGAAGAACGTTCAAAGTATTGATCAAAAATTATAGCACTATCGGCAGCTATTTTGTATTTTCCTTGCACATCTCCATTTTCAGGATCCTTAAGAGCCCGTATCTTTCTATTTGCAGTTGTACTTCCACCGGTTTCATTTTCTAATTCCCACTTAATATAATCTAACTGTTGTTCAAAATTTGATCCAACTAACGGTGTTCCGATTATTTCTAGAAATTTATCTACTCTATCTAAAGAATATTTTCTATTCCATTGTGCAATACCGTGGGCGGCACCACTGTCGCCTGTAGCGTTTTCATTAAGTTCTACCCCGGATTCTGCTTGCAAGTTTCCTATAATGCCCGCCGCTTGCGCATCTGTAAAGCCCACTCCTTTAAAAAATTCAAAAGCTTGTTTCGCTCTTGCAGTGTCTGTTTCATCTTCAAATGCTAGGTCAGTTTCAACAGTCTCAGTTTCGTAAACTCCTTCTGAATACGACCCGTTACTATCTACTCTGCCGCCATTATTTGTATACGATGTTCTTGGCTGGCCACCTAATACATCACGGGTATATTGAGCAATATTATTAAAAGTATCAAAATCTGATGTATCAATAGAATCTGTCTGTTGCAATCCTGCTCTAGTAAATTCCGGAGTGTATGCTAACGGGTTAAGATGTTCGTGCTGCGTCCATGGTTCTCGCATCGGAACTCTTACTGCCATCGGAGATGAATTACCAGAAGGCATTTGGCCGGGACTACTGTATCCTTGTTCAGCAGGCGATGATCCTGCAGGAGCACCTTCGCTTAAAAGTGTTTCGTCATCTGTAGTTGCATTAACTTGCCTAACTTGTGCTAAAATATCTTGAGTAGCTTTATTAGTATTTCCAGATCGACTACCGTCATCTGGTCCTAATCTTTTCGGAGCCAATTCTTGTGGTCCTGATCCGTCGTCTGGTCTTGATGACAGATTTTTATCATTTGCTGCTGATGAAAGATTTGTTTCTACTTTTGAGTTCATTATTGAGCACCTCCTGTATCTGTATTATAAGACGGGGCACCGCTAACAGCAGGACTTGCATTTGGTCTCGAGCTAGCAGTTCCTTCTAAAGGCAACCCTGGAGGTCTTGCTCCAAGAGCTTCAAATGCATCTGTTAAGTCTCCAGCAGCACTAATGCCCGGATTAAGTTCTACAGTTGCACCTTGTACATTTGCAATTCCGCTTGCAAAGATATTTGCCTCGCCGCCGATAGCTTGGAATGTTGCTGTAGCGCCTGCGCTAGAAGTTAGATTAGCACCGGATTGCATCACTGTATCGACTCCTGAAGTAAACAGCATGTTATTGGCGGATTTTAAGCTCACTACGTTGCCACTCTCAATTACAACGTCGTTAGCTGCCTTAGCGTTAATCTCGCCGCCTTGTGATTCTATTTGAACGTTGTCAGAAGCACTGATATGCACTCTTCCGCCTTGAGCTCCTAGCAATAACTCTGCGCCAGCGCGGATATGCATGTCGCCTTCTGCGCCAATTCTAAATGCACCTTTACTAGCAAAACTGATATCCTCTTGTGTAACAAACGAAAAGCTTTTTGCAGATGATAAAGATACTGCATCTGTTTCGGACACAATGCTAACACCTTCTCTGCCTGTAATAGATACTGTAGAATTTGAGTTAAACTCAATGCTTTGTGGGGTTGTAAATGATATAGGCTCAGAAGAAACAATACTAACTTTGCCGCCTGTGGCTTGGTTTGTTCCTGAACCCGAGTTCATGTTTATGCGCTCGCCGGCTGTTAAGTTAATATCTCTATCAGCAGTAAAGTTGATATCATTTTCGCTGTGCACACTCATACTATCCGCACAGTAAATATCAATCTTTCCGTTTGATGTAAATTCTAACCATGCTGTACCACGTGAGTTAGCAATGTAAATTAAGTCTTCTGTGTTGTGCAACAAGATTTGGTGTCCTGTTCTTGTTCTAATCCTAACAAGATCGTTGTGAGGTAAAGTTGGATCGCCGCCGGTGTCTCCGTTTTCAACGTTAACATATTCCATTGGAGTATCTTTGGCGTGACCTTTTCTAACAAATTTGTCATCACCGTCGTCCATTACAAAACTAGATCCGCCTAGTCTACTAACCGGTTGTTCTACTCTAGAATCGTAAGGACCCAATGGCGCTTTTGGTCCTGTTTTATCAAGCGGTCCCGGTGTGGAAATACCAAACACACTCGAAGGTGCTTCTCGTCTAGCACTCGAACTAGTTGGTCCGCGAATATCGTCGTCGATTAATCCTTGCTCCATTAATGATGTAGCAAATCTTTTATGAACTGGCTTTGTGAACGTTGTTGGGTTTTTAGTAGTCTGTGATCCTACACGGGTTTTATTGTATTCTGACACAGGAAGTTTTTTGCCGTCTAGTGCTCTCGGAAAATCTTCGTCATCTGTTTTAACTAATTTTGTAGCAGCGTTACCAGGCATCATAAAGTTCATATATGCATCTTGCACACATCCGAACCAAAATCCTTGTCCTGAATTGCCTTCTACGAAAAGAACAAGAACTCTATTACCTACGTCAGGTGGGACCATCCACATGCCATAAGACGATTGTGAATTTTCATATCCTGCTTGATCTTTTAGACCAGCTTGAGAAGTTACTCCGTAAAAAGGTGACAGATACTTTACTTCAAAAAGCATACCTGTTCTTTCAGGAACGTTCCCTGACGAGTTACTTTTTAAAAGTTCAACTTGCAATGTTCCCATGTACGTCGGGTCTAGATTTGAAACAACAATTGCTTCATACGGACCCGGGTCCATCTTTGTAGGAGCCGAAACTGATCTTTTTAGTTTATTTCTTCCTGATCGTGCCATTAATTATTTCCTATTATTATCCGAAAAATCGGCTGGTTACCTTTGTATCCATTATTGCGGGCCGGGTTTTGAAAAATCATAATAAGGAGGAGCACTTGTTCCTGCCCGTGCCATAATCTGATCAAGAGGGCTGCTAGTGTTAGCATCACCTTTACTGACCGCCGCTGTGTCTGATCCTTTGCCTTCTGTTTGGTTAGCATACCGAAGAAGACTTAGGCGTTGAGTAAACATTCCTTGATTTATTAAATTAGTAACTGTAATAACTCGGTACAATCCGCTAAAACCTTCTACTATGTCACTGTCCTGTCCGGACTGGCCAAGAAAATCCATAGTACCATCATCATTATAATCAATAGGCGTTCTAAAAATTACATTAACTAATACTTCACCGTCTTGATAATTCATCGAACCACTTTTCTTTATATTAGAATTTGAAGAGTTTTTTTCTATAAAATTTCCAACTCCGCTGTCTGGAATATAAAATGGATCTCCGAGAATAGTTAAGTCTAATTGAATTAACTCAACACTATTTAAGAATGCATTATGTATGTCCTGCGCAGCTTGCTGAATTGACGATTTAGAAGAAATACCAGCAGTAACTCCGCCTATGTTGTTTATTTCTTGAATTCTGCCTGCACCCTCGACCGGAATGCTATTTCCAGCTTGTGCAGTTTTTACTTTTTGACTTTCTTGTATTTCTGCTTTATCTGCACCAGTCTTTCTTTCACCAGAAACAGTGTTGCCATATCCTGCTGTCATTGATTGATAGTAACTGTAATTAAATTCAAGATTAAATTCAAGAATGTCTTTGTTTTGACCTGTGTAGATATATTGGTATTGCTTTACTGCATTTGCTTTTAAAGTTGCTAGACCTTTAGTAGCAGCGGTTGGAGATTTTAGTTTAGAATGAGAAATTTGATACGGAACAACACGGTATACATACACTCTTGGATATTTTCCGCTACGTTTAACTTCTTTAGGATCGTTAATATAATACACGCAGGTTTCGATTCTAAACCAATCAATCATTCCATTTTCAGGAGGATTTTCTATCTGATCCATTAATTGTTTATGGTAATCACTAAACAGTATTATGTTTTGAATTATTGTCTCTATCTTTGTTCCGGCAGTAAATGTAAATTTTCTTTTGTCTTCACTTATTTGGAAATTTGCTTCAAATCTAATATTTGTATTCGTAGCAGCATCGTGCACCACCGACGGCAAGGCAAAAGGAACATTGCCGCTGTCTTTAAAATCTTCCGTTAACTTAAATTTTCCAAGATAACTAACATTTGTCTTTGCATCACTTTCTATAGTGCTTATTACGTCGCTAGTACTTCCTGAAACATACAATGTGCTTGTATCTGTTTTTTGTTGATTAAATCCAGCATCATTAACTGACGACAAAGGACTCGAGCCTACTTGTATAGGACCAACGCCGTCAAAATTTAAAAAACTGCCATTGGCTATTGCTTCGTTTATCTCTCCGGAGTTTGCTAATTCTCTGCCAGAGCCTTTTTTTGCCAAGACGTTTGTTTTAATTTCTTGAGATGCACTATTGCTGTTATCTTGAGTGAAACTTGTTTTATTACCAAATCTATCACTATATAGATTCTGAGGTATTGATATTATTACTCTATCTGCTTTTGAAACTGTGTCATCATTTTCAAGCTGTAACATTCGTTCATTAATTTTTGTAGCAAGAGACTCGGGACCTGTTTGTAATATCTCAATTACATCTTTTCCTGTAATTGACAGATCGTTTTTAGTTGACTGGATTTCATCAAACATAGCTTCACCGTTAGACGCAACTCCTGAAACAAAGTATTGCGAACCGCTTTCATTTACAGTTACGCTCATATCAGTAATTAGAAAAGGAATCATACGAGAAGAATTTTCTGCGGTAAAAGAGTTACCATCGGCATCCCATCCAATAAAGTCCATACCTAATAACATAGGAGCACCGACATGATTATTTACAAATCCGGCTTGATTACATGCTATTTTAATTGTTTGCAAAAACATGCCTAAGCTATATGGTTCAAAAATTGTAAATTTAAGACTGATTGCTGTTGCTATTCCATTAACATCGCTTGGTGCAACTAGACCTTCAATTTCTACATCATCTATATAATACTCTACTCTACCTTTTGATTCAAAAGGAGTAAGAACTTTATCTTTGCCGCCGCCGCCTGATTTTAGAATTACATTTTCAGGTCCATTAACTCTATAAGAATTATCTGGAAAATTATGTTCGTCGGCAGTTAATGCTGCAAGAGTAAATATTGTATTAAATGACGAATATTCGTGTAAAGTGTTTGGTCGTAAAGATCCCGGGCCTTCGTCTAATCCAGTCGAAGGATCAATTAATCCAGGAAATCCACTAAACGCAAAAGCTGATATTGCGCTAATTGGATCAGATAAAATTGACGCTAATGTCTGGCTTGATCCAAAATTAAGAAAATTATCAAACTTTTTAACTTGACCTGCTAAATCTTGTCCAAACCCATTTACTATGTTAGACGCAGCATCGCCAAATATCCCCGGCAGAGATCTATCTGCAAAGCTAGATAACGATTTCGTCTTTTCAGAAATAAATTTAGACAGCGAAAAAAATGACATTAAAATCCTAACCTTGTCTTTAATTTACTCGATTTCGGTATATAAATTTTTGTTCCTGGCGTCATATCAAATATAGGATCTTTTATAATATCCATGTTGCGTTGTGCAAATACCCACCATAATTTCGGAGTACCGTACAAATCGTACGATAGCAGATCGGGACGTAAATTATATTGCGATTCAATTTCGTATAAAAAGTCATCTGGTTCTGCAGGAATAGGACGTATCTTTAATATATCAAGATACGGTCCGA